CTGAGGCGATGAGCGATGAAGGTTTCACGATGGTTGAGTTCAGTCAGTCAACTTCTCGGATGGTCCCTGCGTGTGGCACGTTGTATGAGTACATCGTGAACGGCCGTCTTGCGCACAATGGTGATCCAGTCTTCACCGATCAGGTGATGTCGGCTGCGCAACGGTCAACCGATATGGGTTGGCGTTTGTCGAAGGGTAAGTCGAAGCGGAAGATTGATGCTGCGATAGCCTTAGCGATGGCAGTTGATCGTGCGACACGAAAAACTGACGCTATACCTGAGCCTGGTTTCTTTGTAGTCTAGGAGTGTGACGATGATTATCTTTGCAGAGTTGTTGGGAGTTTTGTTGATTGCTTGTGGCATCTTCATTTTGTCTGTTCCGTTTGGGCTAATCTTTGTAGGACTTTCTGTGCTGACATTCACGTTTGCTTTTGAACGGTCAAAGAAAGTGGCTAGAACCTGATGTTGTCAAGATTATTTTCACGAAGCACCGAAGAGCGTGCGGTCTCGTACCAGTCTCTTTGGGGTGCCGGTGAAACTTTCGCTTTCACCACGAACGCTGGTGTTGTCATCAATCAGGAAGATTCTCTCAAGATTGGCACCGTGTATGCGTGTGTTCGTTTGATTGCTGATTCTATTTCGACTCTGCCTGTTGACACTTTCATCCGTGTTGATGGTGATCGTCGTCCGTTCCGTCCTCGACCTGAATGGTTGGATATGCCAGAAGTCGGTGTGTCTCGCACCGACCATTTTCAGCAGGTTCTCGTGTCAATGTTGTTGAACGGTAATTCGTTTACAAGAATTATTCGTGACAGTGCTGGTGTCGCTGGGTTGAGTGTTTTGAATCCGTTGAAAGTTGAAATCAAACGTGATAATGCGCGTCGTCTGATTTATGTTTACGATTCGAAAGAAATCATTGACCATACTGACATGATTCATTTGTCTGAGTTGCGGTTGCCTGGCGAACTTCGTGGCAAGTCTCGGATTGATTTGGTTAAAGAGAATCTTGGTTTGTCGAAGGCGTTGGAAGAGTTCGCTGCGAGGTTCTTCGGTCAGGGTTCGCACACTTCTGGGATTATCGAGTATCCAAACAATCTGACTCGTGAGCAGGCGAAGTCTTTGGTTGACGGTTTTGAAGAAGGTCATAAAGGTTTGCGTCAGTCGCATCGTCCTGGCATTCTGTTTGGTGGCGCAAAATATACGCAAACATCGGTCGCACCTGATGATTCACAGTTCTTGCAATCCCGACAGTTCGCTGTTGAAGAGATTCTTCGTGCGTTCCGTGTGCCGCCTTCGATGGCTGGTGTGTTGCAACCTGGTGCGCAAGCGTATGCGTCTGTTGAAATGAACGGCATCCATTTTGTGATGCACACGTTGCGTCCGTATGTGACGAAGATTGAAGATGGTTACGCAAAACTGTTGGACAGTCGCGCATTCTTGAAGTTCAATCTTGACGGCCTGATGCGTGGCGATTTTGGTTCAAGAGTCGCAGGATATTCATCGGCGTTGCAGGCTGGTTGGATGTCGATTAACGATGTGCGCAGGTTTGAAGATCTTCGACCAGCTGATGGTGGCGATACTTACCGTGTCCCTCTTGCCAACGTGGATTTGGCTGCATCAAACTTGACTGAGTTGGATCGCAAAACTTCTATGGCTCAACGTCTCATCAACTCTGGTTTCGAACCTGCTGCTGTGTTGAAGGCTTTGATGATTGATCCGATTAAGCACACTGGTGTTGCGCCAACAATGTTGCAACCTGTGACAGATCCTGCTGCTTCTTATGATGTGAATCAGCGCGATGTGAATGTGAATATGCCAGAGATTTTGGTGAACGTGCCACCAGCTCAGGTGAGCGTCGCTGCACCGATTATCAATGTGCCTGAGACTGTGGTGCGTGTAAACATTCCTGAGAATCGTCCGACAGTTCGCACAGTTGAACGCGACGCTGATGGGCGCATCTTGACTATCACTGAAAGATCTGAAGACTAGTGGCTCACGGTTTATCAAATTATCTTTGCAACGCAATTCTTGACGCTGTCGGCAATAACACTTCTTTGGCTGTCGCTGTGCCTTATGTGAAACTTCATGTTGGTGATCCTGGTGCAGCAGGAACAGCATTGCCTGCTATCGAGACAACTCGTAAATCTATTTCGTTCAGTGTCGCTGCTGCTGGTGCAATTGTTTCTGACGCAGATATTTCGTGGACGAACATTGCAGGTTCGCAGGACGCAACCCATTTCACTGTTTGGGATAATTTGACGGCAGGTAATTTCTTGTTTTCAGGTGCTATCACTGCTGGTGCGTATACGGCTGGAGATACTTACACGATCACCGCAGGCAATCTAAGTGCGTCCTTAACAGTCGCAAGTTAGTTCCGCCATGGCGGTCAAAAGATTTGAGTTAGACCTTTCACAATTAGATGATGCCGCTTACGGTCTGAATGGTCCGTCTGGGCGTTCATTCATTCTTGATAGTTCTCAACTTGATGGCGCAGATGTTCTAAATGGTTCGCCGTTCTTAACGACTGCGACTGGTGCTTCGAGTCTTGGTGGGTTGAGTGCATCCGTGTCTGCAACTGTCACTGAGTTCGCTGTCTTATCTGCTCCGCTTGGTGGTTTAAGTGCAAGTGCTTCTGCGACTGTCACCGAATTTGCTGTCTTGTCTGCTCCGCTTGGCGGTCTTAATGCTTCGGTCGTGGCTAGATCTGAAGGTTTTGCAGTTTTCACAGCCACATTAGGTGGCATGAGCGCAAGTGCTACCGCGGTAGTAATACCAGGTGCTGCCCCACCATCACCGAATGGTGGACGCAGAAACTATCCACCTGCGCGCAGAAAAAAAGTTGAACCATTAGAGCCAAATTATGAACCAGTTCCAGTTGCAACGAAAGTCAGATTTGCGATCTGCTCCACGGTTCTAGGTTCTTTGAATTCACAGGCGACTGGCTCAATAACTTTCAGCATTTTGGACGACGATGCTGAGATATTGTTGATGGTCTAATGCCGTATTTCATTACAGATAAATCACCAGACTGTTCTGGTTGGGCGACGATCAAAGAAGATGGCGAAGTTATCGGCTGTCACGAAACGAAACAGGATGCGATTGACCAGATGGTTGCGGTGTCAATTGCTGAAGACATGGAACCAGGTGGCGAACGTGCGTTGCCAGACAACTATCGTCCGGCATTGTCAAAAGATGTTCCAGAAGGTCGTGCTTGCGGTAACTGTTATCACTACGATGAAACAAATGTCGAAGAAGATGGCGACAATCTAAAAGCGTATTGTCATAAGTGGGATGAATATGTTGATGGCGGATTTTATTGCAACGCTTGGCAACCTCAAGAAGAAGACCGACAAGTTTCGCTTGAAGTTCCTGTCTATATTCGAACGGCTGCGCGTAAAGGTTTGGACTATTACGGTGAAGGTCTCGCTGGTGATGGTCTTACCCAAGGAACAGTTCGAGAAGCAAGAGGTCTTGCAAGAGGTGAAGTCAGTGAAGACAAAGTTGTTCGTGCGAATGCTTGGGCGCAAAGACACGCAGTAGATCTTGAAGCATCAAAGAACTCTGTTGCAAGCGATGAAGAGTTCCCTGGTGCTGGTGCTGTAGCACATTATTTGTGGGGTATCAATCCTTTGAATCCTCAACCGGCACGAGACTGGTACGAGCGTAAAGCGAACGCGATCAAAGCCGAACGAGGATTGTTCAACTTCTATCGCACCAAGTCTGAATACTTTGCTAACATTCCAGGCATGGAAGACAACAAGGTCGAGACACGACGAATCCAAGTCAACGAGTTTGAACTGCGAGCAGGTCCAACAGGTGACGGAATGTCATTCACAGGTTACGCAGCAGTGTTCAACTCTGATTCTGAACCGTTGCCATTCATCGAGCGAATCCACCACGGTGCATTCAAGAAATCTTTGAAGAGTCGTCAACCGATCAAGATGTACATGAACCACGATTCATCAATGCTTCTCGCTTCGACAAGGTCAAGAACTTTACGACTTGAAGAAGATTCCAAAGGATTATTGGTGAACGCAGATCTGCCAGACACAACTGTCGGTCGTGATCTGAGTGTTCTGATGCAACGCGGCGATGTTGACTCGATGTCGTTCGGCTTCTCAGTTCCTGCCGGTGGCGACTCATGGTCAGATGACGGCATGTCACGCGAACTTCGTCAAGTGCGTTTGCATGAGGTTTCGGTCGTGACTGGGTTCCCTGCTTACAAGGCAACTTCGGCAAGTGTTCGCTCTCTTGACCTACTTGCCAAACGCACAGGTGTCAACGCAGACAAGCTCGCCGAGGCGATCACAATGCTTGAATCTGGCAACACTTTGTCTGATGAATCGGCTGAACTTCTATCAAGTGCGGTCAGTAAACTTCGCGCCGAACCAGCGCAAGTTCCTGCCTCCGTGAACATTCTTGCAAAACATCTTGAACTGTTGAAATCGTTCTAACTTCTCGTCTATAGTTCTTCTT